CCGGCGCGAGTGGATCGGCCATTCGTATGGCAAAATTGCCCGGCGGCGGGGACGCTCAATCCGTCACGGCGATTGCTGGGGCGGATTTATCATTCGGCCCCTATGCAGCGACGGAACGCTTTGAGATTATCTGCACGGCGGGGACTTTGACCATTGCGACGGCCTTCCCGGATCCCGCGACACTCGCCACTGATATTGAGGTTGCGGCTGTTGTGGCGGCTCTCTTAACAGGCACACTATCCGGCAGCGACACGACACACGCACCCACGGTCAAAGCTACTTATGATGCGCTAGCCTTAAAAGCTAACCTCACCAATCCGGCCTTTGTCTCTGTCGGCCTTCCTGAGAAAACGCCGGTCAATGCCACCCCAACAAAGCTGACCTTGCCCGTGGCAGACCTCGCCATCCTGGAAGCAGATGACACCGTTGGATTTGAGGGGGCCACTTTCACGAAGGTTTCATCTGACCCGGCCGCCGGTGAATTCAACAGCGCGGCGGACCTCGCGGCCCTGCTCAATGCCATCGAGGGGTGGACAGGGACCGCTGACGCGGGCGCTGTTACAGCGACATCGGTTGCTCTCGGGGTCGCGCAGAACGGGAAGATTGCCACCATCACCCATTTGGGCGCAATGACAAGCGGCGGATCGGAACTAGCGAAAGCAAAGGCGAAACTTACGTCGTCGGAACTGGCGCAACTGGCCGTTGGTGATGATGTTACTTTCGACAGTGTGACCTTTACGAAAGCGGCTGCTACCAGTGTTCCGGCTAACGAATTTGCGGACGTTGCCGGGTTGATATCCTGTATCGACGGCATGACGGCATGGGCGGCGGTCCTGAACGGATCGGATATCGACATTGAAGCCGCCGAAGTTGGCGCAGCCTCAAATGACAAGGTTATCAACCTTATCTACTACCGGGCATCAGCCGGGGCAGTCAACGGGACCGAAGGAATAACAAACGAAATCTGTGCCGATGCTGATTTTATCTATCATTGTGTGGGTGCTAACACCGTAGCAGACGCGAACTGGCGAAGGATTGCACGGGGCGACGTATATTATTAAAACGGCGGGTAAAGCGAATGACGGAACTCGACATCATAAAAACAGCTGTCCGGGACGTAATGCAAGAAGAAATGAAAGCCTTCTACATCGACCGCGAAGAGCACTACCAGCACCATCAGTTCATCAAGGGTCTGAAAACCAGCATAGAAGGCTGTCAGTCCCTGGTCGGGCGGATTACGTTGATTACAATCATAGGCGGCATTGCAACCGTATTGGTCCTGGGCGTTGTCGCATGGATTCGGAAGCAAGTGGGGATGTAATGAGAAACTTCAAAATCACAGAATTTGCCTGTAAGTGCTGCGGCCAGACCCACATGGAGGATTCCTTTTTGGACAAGATCGACGCGGCGCGGGACATTGCGGGCGTCCCGTTTTCGATCAATTCCGGCTACCGGTGCGAGGCGCACAATAAGAACGTCGGCTCCACGTCCGGCAATCACCCGGCGGGTAGGGCGGCAGACATCAGCGCGACGGACTCCGCCACGCGCATGAAAATATTACGCGGCCTGATCATGGCCGGATTCAACCGGATCGGCGTGCACCCACAGTTTATTCACGCGGACAACATGGATGAAATCGGCCGACCGAAAGTGTGCTGGTTTTATTAACTGAAAGAGGGAGAGACTCATGAAAAAATTAGGAATTGTTGTTTTGATGTTAGTGCTCATGTCCGGATGTTCCGGCTTGCAGGTCAGCGACGCAAACTCGCTGGCACTACAGATTACCGCACAGCGGGCAGGATTTTATGTTGGGCAGAATAACCCGGAAATCGTGCCTCATGCCAAACTCGTGGCCGAGGGCATTCTGGCGCAGGAGGGGAATGCTCTGGTCAAAACCGCCCTGAACCTGGCTATTACGGAACTGGCGAAACAGTTCCCGGATGACCCCCTGCTGGAGGGCGATTTGCGCCTGATTGTTTCTGCGCTGCAAATCGACAGCCCGGAAATCCCGATTGACCTGGCTAAACTGCATCCGGTCATTGCGGCATTTATTAACGGCATGGAGATTGGCGCGACATGGAAGAAATAAACGGAGTCATCAGGGACCGGTCCCTCTATTACAGGGCGGGTTACAAATACGTTGTGACCCGTCCCTATAATATCAAACTGGATATCCGCCCTCATGCGCCGTTTGTTCTGTCGTTCGAGACGGTGGATATTTTCGGTGCGCCGGTAAAAATCCCACTGGCGGCGATGGACGCTGACGGGTTGACGACAATCTATCGCAGGTACTGCTGGAATGGTGCGTCTGGCCCGACCATCGACACGCTGAACAGCATGATCGGCAGCCTGGTGCATGATTTTTTGTATCAGTGCATCCGGCTGGGACACATTGATATCTCGTACAAAGAGTATGCGGACTATGTGCTCAAGGCGATCTGCGTCGGGGATGGAATGTTTGTGTGGCGGGCAGGATATTGGGAGTGGGCGGTCAACACGTTCGGCATCGGCAGTTGCCGACCGAGCGCGGAGCCGCAGGAACAGGTGGCCCCGTGATGGTGGATAATACCGTTGTCGCATGGATTTCCGGCGGGACAGCGGGCACGACTTACCGCGTCACTTGCCGGATCGTCACAGCGGGCGGACGGACGGATGACAGAAGCATCTTCATTAAAGTGAAGGAGAGATAACATGGCCTTGATCGTTGAAGATGGATCAATAGTAACAGGGGCTGAATCATATTGCACCGTGGCTTTTGCAAATACCTATTTAGCCAATCGCGGATACACGGCATGGGATGCTTTAGATGATACGGACGCCAAAGAACCGGCCTTACGCAAGGCAACGGATTACATGCTCGCCATGTTCAAGGGACGCTGGCAGGGAACTATTGTTGACGAAGATCAGGCGCTTGATTGGCCCCGGTATGATGTGATTGTGGACGGATATGATGTTGCTTATGACAGCGTGCCTCTTGCTGTTCAGAAGGCGTGTGCGGAGTTGGCCTATCGAGCAAGCACGGCTGATTTGTCACCAGATTTGTCACAGGGCGTACTTTCCGAGTCGGTAGGGCCAATCAGTGTCACCTACGATAAAAGCTCACCACAGTTCACGCGCTACAGGGCGATTGACGCGCTTTTGTCGCCGTATCTGAAGGCAGGCGGGGGCGGCTGTTCAATGGGGGTGATTAGATCGTGACCTTTTACGCCCGCTTACAGGCTACCGCGAACCGGCTTTTGAAGGGAAAAGGCCAGTCAATCACGCTGACCAAAGTGACCGCCGGAACCTACAACCCGGCCACGGGCGGCTTTACCGGGGCGGGTACATCAACGCAGACGGCTTATGGCGCGGTGTTCGATTACGGCGCGAAACAAATTGACGGAACGCTGATTAAGGCAGGCGACAAGCAGCTTTTACTATCGGCGTTTAAGACGGATGGGGCGGCTTTAACGGCTCCCGTCCTGGGTGACACGGTAAGCATCGGCGGCGTGGTTTATACGCTGGTGGAACCGCTGAAAGAAGTCAATCCGGCGGGAACGACCGTCATGTATGAATGCAATTTGAGGGCATGATGAGCTTTGCTTTAGACATTCAGAAATTCGCAAAGAAAGCCGGGGGCAACGCTGACCTGGTTGTCCGCAAGGTCGTGCTGGACATTGGCCGAAGCCTTGTCGAGAAGACACCAGTCGGCAACCCTGACCTTTGGCAGAACCCGGATAATAAACCGGAAGGCTACGTTGGCGGCCATGCAAGGGCAAATTGGAGCCATTCAATAGGTGCGCTGGTGAATCAGGAATTTGACGTGGTGGATGCGACGGGAAACGCCTCCATTGATCGGATAGTTGGCAGCGTGCCGGTGAAGGCAGCGGGGAAAGTCCACTATATTCAAAATTCGTTGCCTTATATGCAAGCTCTGGAAGACGGGCATTCAACGCAAGCTCCCGCAGGCATGGTTGCAATCACACAGACGGAGTTTCAGGATTACATTCAAAAGGCGCTGGGAGAGCTTAAATGAGCATTTCATCCGTCCGCATAGCGCTGGAAAGCAAACTGAACGCAATGACGCCCACTTTATCCACGGCGTGGGAGAATGTGCCTTTTACGCCTGTGACGGGCACCCCGTATCAAAGGGCCTACCTCATGCCAGCGACTCCCGCGAACCCGACAATGGGCGACGGGTATTACCGAGAACAGGGGATTTTTCAGGTGTCGCTCATGTACCCCTTGCAGGCAGGGCCGAAGACGGCGGCGGACAGAGCGGAGTTAATCAGGGAGGCATTCAAGCGCGGCACGTCGATGACGAGCGGCGGCATTACGACGATAGTAGAGCGAACACCGGAAATCGGCCAGGGGCGGGTGGATGGTGACAGGTGGGCTTTGCCCGTGAAAATCCGGTGGTACGCCGGGATATATTAAAAACTTAAAAATAAAGGAGAAATAAACTATGTGCGCAATGGCAAGTGGAATCGAAAAGAAGGTCGTCTTAGCGCCACAGGCAACGAAAGGGACTATTCCGGCGGCAAACCTGAATACTGCCCAGTATTTGCGGCGCGTGACAAGTTCATTGAATGTAACAAAGGAAACCTATCAGTCAAACGAAATGCGGGCGGACAGACAGATTGCCGATTTCAGGCATGGTGTCCAGTCGGTAGAAGGTAGCATTACCGGTGAATTGTCGCCGGGCACATACAAACTTTTGATGGCGGCTATTCTCCGCAAGGACTTTGTTGCGGCTAAGATCGGCGGGCCGGAAAGCGATATTACGGCGGCGTCAACAAGCGGAGCGGCCGGGACAT